AAAATACACCGCAAGGTGTAGCTGTAGTTGTGCCAGTATCTTTTTCAATCGTTCCATCAGCAATACGTTTTACTAAATCGCCATAGAAAATGTTCGTAGCATAGCCACTTGCAATTTGCATCAGACGAGTTGCTCCTGCAAAGACCTGACCGCCAATTAAATTGACTGGTTTTAGTCCATACGGAGCGCTTACAGTTGGATAAGCCATATTAAACTCCTAAGTTAAATTAATTGCCTTTACCAAATGTGGTCGTAGACTTACTCTCTTTAAAGAGTGGAGCCCGTGGATCACTTTGGCGCATAAAACTATTATCTACAGCATCCATTTGATTTTCTGCTTGATTACGAAAGAAATCATTTCGTTGGTCAACCAGCTCTTCTGGGGTTTTGCAGAGTAACAGCCCACTAATTTCAATATTATTTTTATATCGACTATTGGGGTCGATCAACATTTGCATCTTTGGCTGTTCTTCAATGCCTACAGGCTCCCAACCTTCTCTCAGTTTGGATGAAAGATTTCTTGGGTCGGCTTGATTCAGCGTTGCTACTCGTATCCATCTATATTTGTAACCCGGCTGCTTGTCTGGTTCTGGTAAAAGCTCAGCTTGTTTCCATACCTTGGGACGTTCAGCATTTTCACGGTTTTCTACTTCTCTATCTAATCTGTTTGTTGCCATTTTAAGACTCCAATTTCTGTTGTTCACGATAATATTGCTCTGGACTTATACCTAACTTCTTAATGGTACTCATCTGCGACTTAGTTAGCACAATTCTTTTAGAAGATGTACTCCGTCTAGCGGGAGCCACTACCGTGCTATTTTTTGTGCGTTGAGGTCTATCGTCCTCATCGTTTTGTGTGTCAGCAAATTCTTCTGGAAATCGCCGTTTAACTTCTGTATCAATCTTGCTAAAGTATTCATCGGTTCCGATGTATCCTCTACCATATGTTTCTTCAAGCTCTTCGTGTACCCCTTCAGCATATTTGCGCATCGCTTTTTTAGAAGGAGACACAAACCACTGATTGTTAGATACCCACGCAGCAACTTTAGGGTCCATTTGTGCAGGTTGCTGATTCTGCTTTACTTGTAGTTTTACATCATTTCCAGACTCTTGTAAAGTGATTGGTTGAAAATTCTTTGCTTTGTCAAGTTTTATCCTAGCAGAGATCATTTCTTCCTGAGCTTCCATCATTTTATCAGAATCCCCTGAATCATAGGCTTCTTTATAATTTCGCTTAGCCTTTTCAACCTCCATTTCAGCAGAATTTTGATAAGTATGGATTAACTCTTTTTCCCCTGAATGCAACATTCCCTTAAGACGTTTGTTTTCCTCAAGGATATTTTGAGCCATATCTAAAGCTTCTTTTTGCTCACGATAAGCTTCTTCCTTTGCCCTACGCTCTTCGTGCCAAGCTTTTTTATACTGTGTAAACTTCTCTTTTACGTTACGGGAATACTCTTTTGACTTATCTACGGTCTCAAGTTCTTCCTTTAGTGACTCAGGCAAAGGGTCAATATTGCGGTCTTCTGGGGGTGTATCATCTTCAACTTCAATGATAATCTCATCCTCTTCTACCTCAACTGTTATATTCTTTGCGTCATCTTCCAGTTCATCTGGAAATTTAAAACTATCTTTTTGAAAATTAGCCATTATTTTCTCCTAATTCCACGTGGGTCATCAACGATTCCTTCTACAGAATCATCATTTATGATACGAAACTCTCTATTATGAATAACAAGTCTGGTGCCAGCGTTGGGTCTAACTAAAATAAAATCACCCTTTTTGCACCAAGGTCCTGACGGGAAACGCTCTTTGTCAGCGTAGCAGTCTGGTCCTAAGTCCACTACGAATAACACAGTGGTCAATAACTCTTCATAACGCATAGTTTCGTCAGCCTTAGCTAACCCACTATCAAACTCTTTTTCCGCTTCCGGAATTGCGCAGAGTATGCGATAACCTGTTGGTTTAGGGAGTTGTGTAGCCTTTTCCTCGGCTTTCTTGTGCATTACTGCTTGTAAATCAATTGCTCGAGATAAATCAAGTGTTTCAGTCATCTGAATTGTCCAATCTGTTTTTGAGCTCTACAATTATTAAACATGCGGCTTCGAGACCTCGTAGCTGACCGCATATATATCTGTATTCTTCTATAGTGGGTATATTGCCTTGAGCTAGACCAGCTGTTAAAAACTGCATCCGGTCTTTATACTCACTTAAGAGAAATTCCAAATTCTTGTCCATCAATCTCCTTTAGATTTAGGTTTGTTTCTTGCTTGCATTTCTGCAATCCGTTGTTGGTAAGATAGTTGTTCTCGATGTTTAGCCATTTCTATACCAGCTCTTGAGCCTTCTAGTTCATGGGTTCTATCTAGTTTTTCTCTATCTGCTGCCATTTTTAGCGCAACTTGCGCCCCTGCTGTTTGCTGTTGTGCAGCAATTCTTTCACGCTCAATCTGCTGTTGACTAGCTTTAAGTTGCGCATCTACTTGGTCTTTTTGCATCTTGCGTTGTAAATCACCTTGTTTAATCTCTAGCTCTTTCTGTTGTAGCTGGATTAATGGGTCTTTTGCTTGTTCTTGCGCTTTCTTCTGTTGAGCTTCTTGCTGATGTTGCTGTAACAGTTGTTGTGCTGCTTGGGCAGCCATTTGTGATATTTGAACTTCCATTTCTGGAGTCATATTCTCTTCTTTGTCTTTTTCATCTGCATCAATAAACGGTGGTAAAGATGTACCCATAGTCTTCTCAATCTGCTGGCGATACTCCATACCTAAATGTTCCGCAATGTGCGCACCCATTGCTGCTGATATAGCTTGCGCCATCTGAGGATTCTGACCTACTAATTGTTGGATATGTGGGTCTTGAACTGCTGACATATGAACAGTAATGTGCGCCTTGTGGTCCTGATAAATAAAAGCTTTAACAGGTTTTTGAGTCAACATATACTGATTCTCAGAAACAGGGTCACGAGGTTTCATATCTTCCTCTAATGGCACAAGTTTCTCAAAGTTTTTAATTCCCAACACATCTAACATCTGACGGTGAAGCTGCGGTAAATCATAGAGCTGCGGGGCTGTTTGAGCGAGTTGTAGAGCTGCTTGATACTGCACCACTTTTTGCGCCATAGTAGCTGCGTTGGGATCGGATACTGGCAGAACATATACATTATAGTAATCAGATTTTTTAGCCATACGCCCACCTTCAATTGGGTCATACGGATACTCTTCTGGACAGTTCTCAGCAATAATTTCTTTTAATAGTTGAAACTCTTGTTTCATCGAATAGTGAATGCGGGCTTGTACTGCACTCATAGTCTTTAAAGTCCGCTCTAACACTGCTAATGTTGTCCCGACAGGTGCTTGCGCACTCATGTCAGATACTTGTAAATCAGCAGCACCAGCAAACTTGCGACCTTCTTCTACTATGTTCTGTAGTAACGCAAATAAAACTTGACTCGGTTCTTTGTAAGGCAGCGGCATTAAGTTATCCCGCATAGTACCCGAAGGTACATCTACATCACGGAACTCTCCCGGACTTATCGGGGTGTCATCTCCTTTGACTCGCATACCACGGGTTTTAAATCCGCCCGGTAAGTTGGATAATGTTCCGGCGTCAACAAGTTGCCTAATAATGGAAGTCCCACTTTTAGCAAAAGCGCCAATAAGATGAATGAGACCAAAGCAGTAAAAACCAAAGCCGGGAATATACCCGTAGTGAACAAAGTGATTACGTTTCTTATATGTTTTATCATCTTCATTCCAATTTCGTCTAATCGAAAGAACATTATTAGTTCCTTTTTCAATAGTTACTACATATGGCAATGCTATACCCGTAGGCTCGCCATCTTCATCTTCATGCTCGTATCCTTCTAAATCTAACTCAACGTGCATTTCTAATAACTTAAACCGGTCATCAGTAGTAGCTCTAAAGCCTAACTTCTCAGCTATCTTCTTCTCTACTTCGTCCATTACATTAGTCGGTTCTCCTAAATCTACATTTTTATAAAACCCTTCATGTATTAACCTATTCACTTCATTCTGAGACTTACGCATGACATGCGTTACTCTTTCCGCTGACTGTAAATCAGAAGAACCATAGGGGACAACCACATCTTCAGCTGGACAAAACATCGCTACTTGTCTACTTAATTGTGCGTCAAAGTAAACTTTCTTAAACGCATTACCAGCTAGACCTAATCCCCATAAAAGTCTCTCATGTTCAGGTCGGTATTCCTGCATTACATCTGTAAGTTGATAGTTCATGTCTTCTTGAACACGGGCGGCTGAAGCTTTCTTTTCGGGAGTCTCTTTCCCGATAATCTGGGTCTTAACAGGTCCCATTGCTGGGAATGTAGCCATCATTGTTTCTGCTTGGAACTTAACTAATGCCTCAGATAGTAGTGGGTGATATACGCCGCAAGCACCTTCCCACGGTTCACTTCTTTCTTCTATCTTTAGACCTAATAACTCTAAGCCATCTACATAAGTCTGTATCCAATCTTTTCTAGCACCAATATCGCCATCAAAATCTTCTATTAAATCTGAAGCTAAAGACTGAAGTTTAGAATCACTCATTTCTTCTGCAAGGTTTGCTCCAAAATCGTCTTCCTCTTCTTCGTCATCTATCCTTAATATAGGCTCGCCATCAATACCAATCTCTACTGATTCTGGGTCTTCAATAACAATTTCTAAAGCCGGCTCTTGACCCTCATCTTCAGATAATTGGTCTATCCCTAACGGAGCTTGGTACAGTGCTTTTTCAATTGCCATATATTATCCTTAATAGTACGCCGCTTTTTTGCGGTACTTGTACAAGAAATCTTCTTCTGGTTCGTCATTCGGTAAACGAATAAATCCGCCTTGCCTGAATCTTAACAGAGCTAGTGTAGTCGAGTCTACCAGATCGTCGTTGGCTCCGCTAGGAAAATCATTGCATTCTTCTATTACATCCTTCGCCCACCGATGGTTCGGAGCCCATACGACTCCTCCGGAAAACAAATCTGAAACAGCGTTGACCCGTGCAATCTTGTCTTGACCTTTACCCGGTGTAAACTCCCCCACTGGAATACCCATACGCCTAAGTTCTTGGTATAGCGCCGCTCCGTTGGACTTTTTCTCCACCATGAAGGCGTCAGGCTGCCATTCTTTGTACTCCTCGAGCACGAGCTTCTTAAGTTCCGGAAACTCCAAGCGCTTTTTAATTGAGTTGAGCAATATAATGTTGTAATTGTTGACTTCTTCATTAAAAAATACTCCCCATGTCGTAAGTGCATTGTAATCTGCACGATTACTTGCTTCTTGAGCAGCATCTAATGACATAATAGTAAATTCACATCTAGGTGGGTCATCTTCTTCCCATATATTCCACCATTCTCTCTTTATTAGCGCCCCTTCTTCCGACACGGGGTTCTGCATATATTGAGCATTCCAATACCGCACATCTAAAGCAGCTTTTTTAGCTAGAAGTTCTTCAACAGGCCAAAACTCGGGCCAAAGAGCCTCGCCATCGTCC